CATGTTGGCACGGGTATTGCATGGGTAAAGTGTGTGTATGCATTAGGATACCCATAGGCCACCTTAACCACTGTATGAATACACAGGTTGACACAAGTCTTGTGCTGTGGTATTCACGCGCGCACGTATATATAAAGGTAGGCAGTAAGGTATTCACCAGATCAATAATAGTCCAAATCATTATAGTTTAAATAAATTGTACATAGTCACCAAATGCTGTACTATGGCTACATTACTTAAACAACCACATGAGGTTACACATGACTACTATCAAAACAAAATATGGCTACAGTGTAGACTGCTACGGCGACTGTAACGAGTATGCGACTATTGCTATGTGCTTCGACGATGAGATGTTTGACGGTTACACTGACAGCACTTTCAATAACTGGCGCAGTGCTGTATTGGAGCTGTCAGAGTACGCACACCGTAACGGCACTGAGCTGGTACAGCTAGAATCAGACGAATAAACCAAACACAGGCCACGGATGGCCACAACCAAACACACAGAGGCACACAGCATGACATACGGTGACGGAATAGCGTTTGCAATACTAGGTATCACAGTGTTAATATGGGTTAATCTACAGATGATGGGAGTAATTTAAAATGAAACATTGGGAACTGGAACATAACGGCGAGCATATCCGCATAGAATGGAACGAGTCAGCAACCTTTAACTTACAAACGCCTATTGGTGGCGAATGGGTAGACTATCATTGTTTCACATGTTACGGTATTGAGACAGACCAAGAGGCTCTAGAACAGGCGTATGAAATACTGGAAACATTAGAGGAAGCATAGTTGCTTTATCGTGTCCGCTAGTATACAGTGGGCATTATTAAACCAACTAAACCAATAGAGGCAGTACAGATGAAACTTAAACAAATAGGAAGTAACATGACTGAGCTAGCAACAAACAACGGGGCAGTTATATTGTTTAGCTACTCAACACCAGTGGCGGCAATGCTCCCATCCGGTCAGTATGTTAAAAGCAGCGAATGGTACTCACAGACCACAACGCGACATATTAACAAATGGTTGCAAGGTGTATTTGCTGATGTTGAAACACGTAGTCCAGAGTTTATTTCCAATCTAACAGAGAAGGTGGCATAATGAGCAACTACAAGGCAGCACTAAAAAGAATCAACAATGCGCAGACGGTTGAGGAATTGCACAAAGTAAGCGACGGCCTAGAGCGTGTTTACAGGTGGGCGCAGCTTACCGATAGCGAGTACATGCGGCTAGATGTTAAGCTATGCGATAGAATAAACCTATTGAGCTGGAAGCGCCTACGCGCAGAATACCCAGCAATTGAGAGGGCCGCGTCATGAATGACTTGTACTTCTATCTTAAATGGTACATAATCGGCACGGTAATAGGCTTTGCCATAGGCTATGGGGTTGGAACATGGATACTGTAATTGCAGAGATAGTGGGCTGGTCTACACTGACAGCCATTGTAATAGCGGCACATAAAGGCGTGTTCTGGCTAATGACTAACAACATACTGGAGTATTTTCTATGAAAAACAACGAGTATCACGGAGATGAGCATCTCTTAGACGACGATGAGTATCCACCCATGCAGCAGTGGGAGATTGATGAGGCACTGGCGGATATAATAGGTGACGACAAATGGCTAGCAAAACAACAGGCGAAAACCAATGATAATATTTAATAGAACACTCAGCATAGAGTACCGGGTAGGCGTAGGCTTTGACCTAGAGTTCCCAGACAGTCGCCCGGTATGGTGTACTGACATAAGCACTGGCGAATCTATTACAATGCCCTTTCAGGGTGTCATTTTACATTTGCCCCTGTGTCTGGTATCATATGGCCGGGTTTATGATGAGGTAGAGATATGAGTAGAATTAAAGAAGAGATGCTGGGGTATGACTACGCCCAGAGCGACTGGATAGAGCATCAGGCGCACGTTATGGTCGATGAGCTAGTAGAGTATCAGGTATACTGTATGACGCTCTCAGAGCTAACACAGAGGGTCACAAAACAGATGCGTGATGAGTACTACAGCAATCCCTATGACGTTATGGCTAGACAATACAGAGAGGCATTCCCAGATGAGTAGATGCAAAGCGTGTGACGTTATCCTGAATGAGTATGAACTAAAGAAGGTAGACAAGGAGACCGGGATACATTTAGACCTGTGTAATGTCTGCCTGTCGCATAGTGATGAAGCGATGTATGAGAGCATTGGACAATTAAGTGAGAAAGAGTTTGACGTACTCTTAAATACTTGATATAATACTCAGGTAGTAAGGGAAAAATTAATTATTAATCATTAAAGTATTAACCAAACGATCCTTAGGGGTCATAACATAGAGGTAGTAACCATGGCAGTATTAGAAGGCTTAGTAGCATTTGAAAACCTAGATGAGCATGAGATGTATCAGGGTCAGTCAACAGGTAAATTCTCTCTGGTTCTCAGCTTGGATGAACCAACAGCAGATACCTTAGCTGGTTCAGGTGTCAAGCTCCGCGAGTACGAGGGAGTCAAGCAGCGCAAGTTCAGCACCAAGTACGATGTCCCGGTGATGGACGCTGAGGGCAACCCGTTTAAGGGTCGCATTGGTCGAGGCTCTAAGGTGCGTATCATGTACGCAGAAGGACAGCCACACCCTGTACACGGAACCAGCACGTACCTTAACAAGATCAAGGTGCTGGAAGTAGCAGAGCAGGAAGGCGGAGAGGACTTCTAGTGGCAGTAGAGTCAACATTCGTCCAACATGAGCCATGCCCTTCGTGTGGCTCATCGGACAATCTGGCTCGCTATAGTGATGGACATGCAGTCTGCTTCTCTGGGGGCTGCAACCATTACGAACATGGCAACGGCCAGATAGGTCAAGTAGCACAACGAAAACCAATGAGGTCATTAGAGATGACAGGTGTCATAGCAGCAATCCCTGATAGACGTATCTCACAGTCAACATGCCAGCGGTACGGTGTGACAGTTGAGTACGGTACGGACGGACAAATTGTCAAGCATCATTACCCGTACCATAACAAGGACACAGGTACGGTGACAGGAACCAAGGTGCGGATCACCGAAACTAAATCATTCTATGCAACAGGGGAGTTCAATGAGGCAGGGTTGTTCGGCCAGCAGGCCTTTAAGACAGGTGGCAAATATATCACGATCACAGAAGGCGAGGCGGACGCACTCGCTGTCAACGAAATGTTCGACGGAAAGTGGCCCGTCGTCTCCATCAGATCAGGTGCAGCCGGAGCAGCCAAAGACATCAAAGCGAACCTAGAGTGGCTTGAGACCTTTGACAATGTGGTGATCTGCTTTGACAACGACAAGGCGGGACAGGAGGCAGCCAAGTCGGTGCTCGATCTGTTCACCCCCAACAAGGCCAAGAATGTCACACTGCCAGCCAAGGACGCAGGCGATATGCTCAAGAGCAATCAGGTGCAGGCGTTTGTGAAGGAGTGGTGGAACGCTAAAGCCTATCGCCCTGATGGTATCGTAGCAGGCAATGAGACATGGGATATGATTATCAAGCAGTCAGATGTCAAGTCCATTCCCTATCCTTGGGAGTGTCTCAACGAGATGACTCACGGGTTCCGCAAGCAGGAGCTGGTGACAATCACATCAGGGTCAGGCATGGGTAAGTCGCAGATCGTCAGGGAGCTGGAGCATTACCTCTTGGGTGCAACGGATGAGAACATCGGTATCCTAGCACTGGAGGAGGACATCCCTAAGACAGCTCTGGGCATCATGTCCATTGAGGCTAACAAGCAGCTTCACTTGGACAAGACAGTCACGCAGGAAGAGAAGAAGGGCTACTGGGACAGGACGCTAGGCTCAGGGCGCATCTTTATGTTTGATCACTGGGGCAGTACGAGCGAGGACAACCTGCTGGGACGCATACGCTACATGGCCAAGGGACTGGACTGCAAGTGGATTATCCTTGATCACCTGAGCATCGTGGTCAGCGATCAGGACACAGGTGACGAGCGTAAGGCTATCGACAGTATTATGACCAACCTCCGCAAGCTGGTTCAAGAGACAGGTGTAGGGCTATTCCTAGTATCACACCTTCGCAGACCCAGCGGTGCTAAGGCACACGAGGATGGCGGTAAGATTAGCTTGGGTGAGCTACGAGGTTCCGCCTCTATCGCCCAGCTCAGTGACATTGTCATTGGCTTGGAGCGTGACCAACAACACGCTGACCCGGAGATACGCAACACCACCACGGTACGTGTATTGAAGAATAGGTTTGTAGGTCTGACTGGCCCCGCATGCTACCTATACTACGACAAGGAGTCAGGCCGCATGATTGAGACTAGCTGCCCAACAGGAGATGACCCGGAGTTCTAATGAAGCAGATTGTATTTGACATTGAAGCCAACGGTTTAAAGCCTACAAAGGTCTGGGTAATTGTAGCTCAGGAGCTGGACACCAGTGAGACGCATACGTTCTCAGGTGACACGCTATTGTCGTTCAACGATTACATCGCAGGTCTTGGAGAGTGTGAGATCATAGGTCACAACATCATTGACTATGACGTACCTGTCCTTGAGGAACTGCTGGGCACAGACTTTAGTAAGTGCAAGGTGTCTGATACTTTAGTTATGTCACGACTGGCTAACCCATCAAGAGAGGGCGGTCACTCGCTCCGTAACTGGGGTGACAGACTTAATCAATCTAAAGGAGATCACGATGACTGGGATAATTATTCGCAGGATATGGTGGACTATTGCAAGCAAGACGTTAATGTTAATGTGCTGGTGTACAAGAGATTACTTCTTGAGCTTGCAGATTTTGGAGCTGAAAGCATTAGCTTGGAACACCAAGTACAAAGCATTATATCAAAGCAGATTAAAACAGGCTGGCTCTTAGATCAAGAGAAAGCATTCGTATTACTAGCAGAACTGAAGGAGAAGAAGAATGACCTTGAAGACGAAGTGCATCAGACTTTCAAACCGTTACCAACATTTGTCAAAGAGATTACCCCCAAGATTAAGAAAGATGGTACGTACTCAGTTGTTGGGCTTAAATTTCTAGGCGATCAGTGGACTACCGCAGTCGCTCCCTTCAGCCGTCTTGACTACCCAGAGTTTAACTTGGGTTCACGACAGCAGATAGGACGATACCTCCAGCACTTTGGCTGGAAGCCCAAGCAGTTCACTGAGACAGGACAGGCCATCGTAGACGAGGCAGTACTGAGTACAGTGAAAGGAATACCACAGGCTTCCCTGATAGGTGAGTACCTGATGATACAGAAGCGTGTCGCACAGGTGCAAAGCTGGCTAGACGCAGTAGAGGATGACGGTAGAGTACACGGGTACGTCAACTCCAACGGCGCAGTGACAGGACGCATGACGCACTCCAGTCCCAACATGGGGCAGGTTCCTGCAGTCTACTCACCCTACGGCAAACAGTGTCGTGATGTGTGGACAGTGAAGGAAGGATACAAGCTAGTCGGTATGGATGCCAGCGGTCTTGAGCTACGGATGTTGGCGCACTACATGAATGATGAGGACTACACAAATGAAATACTCAACGGAGATATACACACGGCAAACCAGCTGGCTGCGGGCCTTGAAACTAGAGATCAAGCGAAGACTTTCATATACGCTTTTCTTTACGGGGCCGGAGATGCCAAAATCGGAAGCATCGTTGGTGGAACTAGAAAGGACGGTCAACGACTTAAGGAAAAGTTCCTCCGAAATACGCCAGCTCTTGGAGAGTTACGAACACGAGTTGGAATGGCGTCTACAAGAGGCTATGTTTATGGCTTGGATAAAAGAAGGATCGCCATACGATCAGAACACGCTGCATTGAATAGCTTACTCCAGTCAGCCGGGGCTATCGTTATGAAGAAAGCCTTGTGTTTACTGCACGAATATGCTATACTATGGGGTATAGACTTTAACTTTTTAGGGAACATCCACGATGAAATCCAGACAGAAGTCAGACAGGAGAAGTCAGAGGTTTTCGGAGGACTGGCAGCAAGCTGTGTTGAAGCTGCGGGACTCCACTACAAACTCAACTGCCCTCTCGCAGGAGATTACAAAGTCGGAACCAGTTGGGCAGATACCCACTGATAAGGAGTGTATCAGTTGCTCAGTGCCTTTAACGAAAGACAACTGGTATGAGTCTTTTGTAGCTAAGAAACATTACAAATGTAAGACATGTTATGACATACGCAGAGTAGAGAATAGGATTAAGAGAGGGGAAAGGTCTCCCAGTCTATTGGCTAAACTGTTCGGCTGGAAGACACAGGAAGTGTATAACCAAGTCAAGGAAGGGTATGTATATGTAATGTCTAACCCGGCGTGGCCTGAGTGGGTCAAGGTAGGGATGGCAGTAGACTCAGAGGATAGGCTTAAGAGTTATCAAACATCCTCACCCTTCAGGGACTACACCTTGGTTTATTCCTACGAGGTAGATGACAGGAGAGCAGCGGAAGCAGCAGCACACGTAAGACTAGCAAAGGAATGTGACAACATCAACGAGTGGTTCAGGCTGCCACCTCCGATAGCAAACGAACTAATACTGGAAGTGATACATGAGTACTAATAAAACAACGGACAATGTAGTAGCGGACATCTACGCACTGATGGAAAGTAAGGATGCTGACCCATCTGTAGATGTAGAAGCGGAGATAGAGAAGTTCGGAGAAGGTGTCAAGGCGTTGATGCGTACTGAGTTTGGTCGGGAGAAGCGAGAGGATAATCGGAGGCTACGCCTCAGTAACATCGGCCGCACCGACAAGTATCTCTGGAATCACTTTAACGGTACAGAGGGTGAAGAGCTGCAGCCACATACCTACATCAAGTTTATGTATGGTCATTTGATTGAAGAGATGTTGCTGTTCTTGACCCGCATGGCTGGACACACAGTAACTGACGAACAGAAGGTATGTAATGTTGAAGGAATTGTGGGTCACATGGACTGCAAGATTGACGGTGTTGTTACTGATGTCAAGTCAGCAAGCAGCTTTGGGTTCAAGAAGTTTAAGGATGGTACACTGGCATACGACGATCCCTTTGGTTATATTGATCAGATCAAAGCCTACGCACACTCAGAGGGACAGACAGAGTTTGGATGGCTTGCAATGGACAAGGCCAACGGACACCTGACCTACCTCAAGTATGACTTGAATGACACAGAGGCTCCTGTTTACGAGGTATTGAAGGGCGACATAGTTGACAGGGTGAAGCATGTAAAAAAGCTAGTAGAGCAGCCAGAGCCAGTGGAGTGGTGTTACCCACCCGTACCGGACGGCAAATCAGGAAACTCAAAGCTATCTATTGGCTGCTCTTACTGTCAATTCAAAGACCACTGCTATCCAAACTTACGGGTCTTCGCTTACTCCTACGGGCCAAAGTACTTAGTAGACGTAGTAAAGGAACCCAAGGTACAGGAGGTAATGCCAGATGAAGAGGGCTTTTAGGTCAGGACTTGAGAAGGATTTATCAGAGAAGCTAGATGGACATTACAAGTTTGAACCGTATGGCATACCGTACACAGTACACAAGAAGTATCTACCGGACTTCGTACACGAGGACAAGGCAATACTGATAGAGTGTAAAGGGTTCTTCAGGGTAGGTGACACACAGAAGTACACAGCCATTAGAGATTCAATGCCTGAGTGGGAGTTAATATTTGTGTTGTCAAACCCTAACAAGAAGGTACGTAAAGGTGGCAAGATAACTATGGGAGAGTGGTGTGAGAAGGAAGGGTTCCAGCACTACACTGTAGAGACAGCCAAGGAGATGACACGGTACATCAAAAGGAAGAAAGTCTAATGGCCATGACATTGGAGGAACTTAAAGAAAAGATTGTAATGTTCTGTGACGAAGAGATGATATGTGAGTTGTTAAACATTACCACGACAGACTTAGTAGAATCATTTGAACATAGACTAATTAGAAACTTTGACAGAATAACAGAGGACTTTGATGATGAGATTGAATGACGCAACACCAGCACAGTGGGATGCCCTGAGAAAGCAAGCACCTGCTATTGAGAAGACAGGACTAGAGGCATGGATGAAGGCAGCACACGATGAAGATGCAGACCTCTGGGAAGACGAAGAAGAAGA